GGGGGGGGGGTTGCTCAATCCCAACGGAGTTCTTTTGTCGGGTTACATTCCTCCCGAAACTTTGTTGAGTGCGTCCGTTGCTGAACGACCAATCGCTAGTGCGATTTGGTTGGTGTCCATTCCGTCAAGAACCACGCCATTCTTTCCGACCAAACGCTCGCCCATTCCCGAATAGCACTCTTTCGGAGTTACCCAGAGAACAGCCACGCCATTATCCGCACACATCTTGATTGCGTTTTTGGCTTTCTGGGTTTCCTCGCCTGAGTAGTGTCCGTCCGAAACGATTACCAACATACGAACGCCCTGTCCGTAAACGAGGTCAAGCGTTCCGTCCAAAGCGTCAAATGCTCGCCCGAACTTTTCAGTTCCGTCTGGGGCAGACCAAACCGAAACTTGGTCTAGGTGCTGTCCGACTTTGAGAGTGGCGAACACATCAGAGCCATAGTAAACCATAGCGGTCTTAGCCTGAACTCGGCGACCTGCCTCTGATAGAACCCACGCTGTCGTTGCCATAGCCTCCATAGCCGAACCCATAGAGCCTGAAATGTCCACCATTACTCCGATTTTCAGAGTTGGGTCGTCAGTGTGCTTACGCTTGTTTGCTCGCCACGCTGGCATTTGCTCAAACACTCCCTTTGATTTGAGTGCTTGGTTCTGGATTGCGACACGAGTGTTGAGGCGACCTTGTGGCAATACGCTCTTGATTTCAGTTACAGAGCGTTCCACATACTTTGCCTTTTCCAACATCTTTGCGATTGTTACAGCACTTGCTCGCTCTTTACCAGTTGGCTTGCGTTGCTCAATCAGGCGTGAACCACTATCGCTCTCGCCAGCACCAGTAGCCTTTGAGAAAACCTTGCCAGCCTCGTTCTTGGTCTGTTGCTGTCGCTTTGACTTTGAGCCACGCTCTTTGAGTTCCTGTTCGTTTTCCTCTTTGGTCTGCTGGTCTACTAGGTCTTTGGCAACAGAGGTGGTGGTTTCATCAGCGTCCTCGCCCAGAGCGTCCATAAGTTCGCCCCAGCCTTTGCCCTTACCCTTTGGCTCGCCCTCGCCCTCGCCAGCCTCGCCCCCTCCCTGTGGGAAACAGCCCTCTTGCTGGTTCTCTGGGTCGCCCTCTGGGTCAGCCTCGTTTAGAAGTTCATTCCACTTGATAGCAAGTTGCTCGCCACGAGCAACATCACCAGTTGAGAGTTGCTGGAACTCGCACCAGATAGCACGAAGTTTCGTGAATAGTTCCTCGCCCATAAGTTCCAAAACTTTTTCGTAGGTGGACTTCACATCAGCAAGTTTGAGAACGCCAGCGTCCACACGAGCCAAAGCCAGACCAGCGACATTCGCAGAGATACGAACATCAGACATTTTAGAAACAGCCTCATCATCAAGGTCGCCTAGACAAAGTTCCAAAGCAGACGAGCGTAGGAAAATCTGGTTCTCTGGCATAGCGACTACGCCTTTACGCTCAATGCGAGCCTCGTCTAGTAGTTGGAAAGTTTCAAACACATAAGGGTTCATAGAGCGTAGAGCGTCAGTGTTCCACTCTGAATAGCGAGCGTGGAGTGCCTCGTGGTAGACCACGCCAGTTACAGCAGACCAATCGTATTGAGTGCCACGCTCGCGGAAGTCGCCAACGATTGCTGGGGATACGCCACCACCAAAAGCGATACCAGTGTTGAGTTCTATTTCAGCAGTGTCTTTGATAAAGCAAGCAGTGTGTCCAATGCCAGCGTCAGAGCCAGCGTAAACAACTAGGTCGTTTCGTCCAGCCCACGAGTTTACAACCTCCCCAATCTGGGAACAGGTCTGTAACCATTCTGGGGGAGTGGTGCTGGTGCGAGTGTCTAGTCGTGATTTGTGGTGAGCCATTTGGGTTGTCCTTTCGTTTGACTACCTATTTAGTAAAGCAGATTTTGGGGGAGGTGTCAAATCCATTTCGCAACTTTTTTGACACCTCCCATTTTTAGTAGGACGGACTACTAAATCTTTGCTGGTTTGATTTCCTCACCAAAGACGCGAGTGAACACATCAGCCACAACCACTCGGTCAATCTCTGGGGCAGAGGCGAGCAAGTTCTGAACAGCCCACTTCGCACCAAAGATTTCAGACAAGTCGCGGAACGCTAGAAGTTCTCGCATTTGAGGCGACCAAGAAACTTCACCTGCTACTTGCTTTTTGGATAGGTTCACGCTCGCTGAAACTGCTGGTGCTGGAACGCCCAACTTCTTAGCAAGTGTAAAGTCAGTGGTCATTTCCACCTGAACAGAGAAACGAGATAGCAGAGCCTCTGATAGGCGAACGCCAGGTGCGTTAGGGTTGGTCGCCGAGATTACATAGAACCCCTCTTTGGCTTGGATAGTTCCACGCTCTGGGTTCTGGGTAATCGTAATCTCGTTGCGTCCGTCCATAAGACCATAGACCAGTGAGAGAACCTTTGGGTCAATCAAACCAATCTCGTCAATCAGTAGGACTTTGCCCTCCTCCATAGCCTTTACGAGAACTCCGTCCACCCACTCAAAACCTCCACTTGGGGTCTGAATGTAGCCACCAACGAAGTCAGCAGTTTCGGTGTCGCCAGTTCCAATGATTGTGTAAAGTTCCTCTGGGAAAGCACCCTCAACACAAGCAGTTTTGCCAGTGCCGGGATTGCCATAAAGCAAGACATACTGCTTGTTGGTTCGTGCTTTGCGTAGAACCTCAATGTCAGTGTGTTCACCCCAAGCACGAGAGTAGTAGTCCTGTCCATTTGGACGAGAGTATTTCTCTAATCCCTGAATAGCGTCTACCATTTTCACTGCCTTTGGTGTCTTAGTTGCTGTGCCAGCCTTTGCTCGCAGGTTGGCTCGTGCCGAAGTTGGCATTAGCGTATCCATAATAGCAGGGATAGCAGTTGGGTCTGCGGAGTGGATTGCCACACCCCAGACGAGGTTTTTCATCTCTGGGTGTAGAGAGGTGATTTCTAGTTCAGTAGTAGTAGTCATTTTGATTTGTCCTTTCGTTACTACTTGGTCTTGTAAAGGTCAGCAGGGAAACCAATGGTGGTTCGTGCTTTGATAATTCGGCGAAGTGCTGGGGCTGGAACTTTCCAATCCAGAACATCATTTAGGTCAAGGTTCGTTACCTCAAACACTAATGGAGTTGAGTTGCGAATGGAGGTTAGTCCATAGTTCATCTGGCGTTTCAGCCAGTTCTCAACCTGCTCTGCCATAGCAGTTACATTATCGCTCGCAGACTTGTCCTCTGCCTTGCGAATGAATTGGGTTCGCCACTGCTTGCGAGGCGACCAATCTGAAATGGTGCGATAGGTGATTGCCATAGCCACAGGCTTACCAGTTTCGCTGATACCCTCTGGGGTAATCAAAACTTGGGTCGTCTGGGTTTCATCAGCGTTTGGCATTTCTAGGTAAATACCTTTGCCAATGACTTTGGCAGTGTTGCCAGTTGGTAATGCGTCAGCAGTTGCTACTGCCTCTGCTACATCACCAGTTAGAGTTCCGAACTCTGGGTTCATAGTTTTCCGTCCTATTGGTTATTTGCTAGGTGGTTTCCTAACACTTCTGACTTTACAGGGGTTCTTTTTGTAATGTCAAGTTCTAATGAGAAGTTTTTTTGCTTGTTCGCTTAGAGCGAAATCCTAGTGGTGGAAGTCCACAGCGATTAGGTATTGCTTTTCAGGGGCAAGTGCCACACGCTGTGTGAAGTAGTGAAGTGTCGCGTCCCAAGCAGTAATGTCATAGAACGCAGTTTCAGCGACCCAATCGTTTCCAAGTATGTTGGCTAACTTCTTGACATAGTAAATGTCCATACTCTTATCAAAGTTCTGTTCTAGTGGTGAGTATGAGAGTGAAGTTAGGTCTGTGCCTTTATCAGTAATTATTTTGCGTAGGCTCGCAATCTCGTCCATTCGGTAGTTGATGAAACGCTGTAACACAATGTCGCCTAGTGCCTCATCATCTGACCAGCGTAGGTAGTTGAGTTGAGTGGTTTGGCTATCTGGGTCGTTTACAAAAACGCCACCTGTCCAGCGACCAGAGAAGTTGAGTTCATCAACTTGGTCGTGAACAGCGTTGTGCCAATCTGACCAGCGAATGTCCTCGCAGGCGTTAGCGACTTCTGTGAAAGCCTGTTGTGGGCTGTCTGCCTCAACAAGGATTAGTTGTATCGTGTGAATGGTGTGTCCTCTCGTAGAAAAGTATTACAAGAGGAACTTAGCACAGATTTCGACAATCACGCAACATTTAGTTTTGGCTTTTTATTTATACGCGTGTGCGTGCGTTCAGATGACAATTTTTCATTTTTTCGTTTAGCCCCGAAAAGACATCAAAAGTGGTGAAGGCGACATCAAACTTCTCACCAATGTTCGTTGGAAGTTTTTATCAAGGGGGTTGGAGAAAACTTCTTACCAGTGTCCGTTAGAAGTTAGTTGTCATCTTCCAAGTCGAAGTCATCAAGTTCTTCGTCCGCAATGAGTAGGTCAATAAATGAGAGAGTAGTGTCTTCGGGTTCGACTACGGGTTCACTACACACCAAGCACACAAACCACGGTTCGTCCATCTCGTCAATCGCAACCGCGAACGCAACGAACTCTCCGTCTACATACGCGACCCTGTCGGAGCAGTGGTTACAGTGGACGTCCTCGTCAATGTCCGTCACCTCAAGCAGGCCGCTTGACAGTGCAGTCGCGACGTCAGTCTCCGACTCAATTACGTGTACTTCGATGTGTCTCATACCGTTAGCATACCCCGATTTTCTATTAGTGATTTGAGCAGCGGAAGCACGCCGCGATCCGCACTTCGAACGAGCCGTTCGTTGGAAGTTGCAGCTGAGCTCGCAGCTGAGCTCGATCCGTACTTCGAATCAATCTTCGTTAGAAGTTCCCGGAAGCGGGCCTTCACTACTTCTCATCAACGTCCGTTGGAAGTTCCGGATCTTCGCACGCCGCTGAGCCCAGGCAAAAAGAAAACCCCACTTCGTTGGAAGTGAGGTTGACTCGGTCGATGGCTAGCCGTTACTCCTCGACGATGTCGATTGTCCAAGATGCTGAAGAGTCGACTTCCGAGAAGTCATCAGAAATCCAATCGGCAATGAGTGCTTCCGCTTCTTTGAGGGAAGCCGCGTTTACTAGGTCGACGTGGTCGATGATTTTCTGGGCGGTGATTCGGTAGATGGGCATCGGTGAATCCTTTCTGTAGTAGTTCTATTAAAGCACGGTTAGTCAAGAATGTCAACAACGATGAAGTCCGAGCCATTGCGTTCCAGCGTCGTCAAATCGGCTACGGTCTCGCCGCGGAAGCCTGCGACTTCATACATGAATTTGGAGTCGATGTGCCCCCACAGTCGGTCACCCTCTTCCACGCCCTTTATGTACTTGTAGTAGGACGTGTCCGTTGGGAAGACTGCAAGGTACCCAATGGCTGGTTCCATGCCCGTGTCATCTCGATACACGTAACGTACGGTAACGATTTGCACGCCGAGTGAATCCAGGAGAATCTGTGCGTCTCCGAATAGTGATGGTGAATAAAGGCTCATGAATGTAGTAAATCACATGCGAGCCGTCTTGTCAAGTAAGGGTACCCTGCGTGCCGGACATCAGAACTTCTCATGAGCATTCGTTGGAAGTTAACCGGACCTTCAGCTTCCGAGCTGAGCTCGAGTTCTTCGTTGGAAGTTGCCGGACTCGGATCCGGCGTCAACTATTCACTAACTGTGAACAGTCCGGTCTCCTTGGCAAGCCGTTGCAATGTTGGAAGGTCCAAGGTCCCTTGAGCACCAGGACCCACGCGTCCAATGTTTCGTTGGAAGCGTGCGATGGCAGCGGTAGTCGCGGCGTCTAACTTCCCACGTTCGGCTCCCTGGAGATCCGTTACTTGTGACAGAGCTAGCTGAAGCAGTTCGATCGATCGGTTACGGGTACCTGGTTTCAAGTTCTTCGTGCGAAGTTCAACCTTCGAGTCCGTCGCTTCCTGGATCGCGTCGAGCTCGAGCTTACCTGGGGACATGCCCGTTAGCTTCTTAATAAGGTTCGTTAGAAGTTGAGCAATGCGGGCCAGGACTCGTCCGTCGAATTCCTCAGGTCGAACGAAGATGATGACATCCGTCAGATGGCGAATACGTTGATGCACGCCGTCTTTGTCTTGGTAGGAAGTGGGCCCGGTCGAGTTACCTTCGATCGTAATGAAGCGACCGTTCGTTCGAAGTTCCCGGACGTCGGTAACAATCCCGGCAGCTGGCATGTCAAACGAGCTCGCCGCCATGCCGTCGGTACCCGTTGATGCGAAGTTGAAGATCGCAATGTCACCAGGCCGCGGGGTCCGTGAGATGTTACCGGTTCGAATAGCTTCGGCTAGGCCTGCGGGCACGTAAGTGAAAGATGGAAGACGCACGCCAGCTTCTCGAGCGACGACGTCAATGAAGGCACCGGCCCATGGAGCGGAGTCATATCCAACCCGTTGACCAAATGCATTGCGTCCCAGAAGTTCTGATGTATATCCCAGGTACTTGCGTGCCGTTGCAATGAATGCTGCAGGATTCTGTTTAGTCATGATTCTGATCTTAGCACATGTTAACTACGGCAGCAAGCCAGGGACTGTAGGGTCCGGGGCCGCCAACTTCGAATGAAGGTCCGTTGGAAGTTAGCTCGAGCTGAGCTCCTGGAATTCCGCGTGAACGTGCGGATTCTCCCGGTTGCAACTTTTAACGGGAGCAGTGACATCCTTCGTCGGAAGTCTTGGATCCACCGCAGCATCCAGAAGCAACCAACGGTTCGTTAGAAGTTGGTGCAGGCCCTTCGAGATCTTCGAGATCCGGGCTCCCGGTTGCGAACTTCTCAAGATCCGTTAGAAGATGGGCAGCTTCCTGAGCTAGGGTCGTGATCCGGATGTGTTCGATCCTGGTAGACGCATTTACTATGTCCGCTTGAACGTTTTCGAAGTGTGTGCGGGCCGCTTCGACTAGTTCGTTAATTGTCTTCGACATCAGTCTCGATCTCTTTCTTATCCTCAACGACTTCAGCATCGATGATGTCTTTGTCCGGTTCTACGATCAGACCCGCTTGAGCAAGCTTAGCAGCAGTTTGGATGGCTCCTTGAGCGAGTCGGTCGAGACGCTCTGCGATAACACTAGCAGCAGGCCGGACGTCGATATTAACATTCGTGTCGATCTCCACGCCGCCACGCACGCCGGCTCTGTCCAGGATCTCCGTTGCAGCTTTGAGCTTCACCGGTTCTGACTCCGCGTTCTCCATCAGATCTTCGAGCATGTCGACGGCGTAAGGAGCTGCCTGGACTAACTTCGCACGAGCCCGTTCGATGTCGTCGGACGTTTTGTGCTGCGTTGATCGTAAGTGAATCCGGCACAGGCCGTCGTCTTTCGGACGCCCGGAGCTCCACAACATACAACGAATACCGTCATCTTTGATTTGGCGGCACCGGTGAGGCTGAGCTAGCGGCTTACGCTTCTCGGACTTTGGACCACCGTCTTCCTGTTCCTTCAGGTAGAGGCGGGTACTGTGTACAACCCAAGGTGGAACGAGGTAGTCCGATGCTTCTTCCGCTAGAAGATCCAGGCCGGTTAGGAAGTCTGAGTTGTTGGAAGTTGGATCGAGCATGATCGGACGCTTCTCGGCTAAAGACATTAGACGTCGTTCAACCGTTGACTCTTTTGATCGAGCTCGGATCAGTCCGGTAGGGACTCCGTTGGTCGAGTAAACAGGATCCCACGAAAGACGTGCACGCCGTAATATAGCACGGTTGATGTAGTTGTCTTCGCAGACGCCCTTATCGGCTTCTTCTATTCCGAGGGTACTAAGGTCAGGCCTGAGGTCGACCGGTTCGTCGATCTGATATTCGGCACGGGTTTCTGGGGAATCGCTTCCGGTAACTTCGAACATGTGTAATCTACCTTCGTTGGAAGTTGATTGGATCCAGGCCGAGCTTCCAACTTTTAACCAAGGCTTAGGATGAGACGCCGGCCACCTTAACTGGGGAGAGGGCTTGTAAGATGACCGACGCTCCTATTAATTTTAGCAGCCGTCAAGTCCTACGAGTTTTTTTGATTTCGGAAAGTTGGAAGTTGAAAAGTTTTGTTGTGCGAGGAGAGAGGGACGGCTACCTATTTCTCTTTACATTAACAACAAAATGCTTGAAGAATCCGTGCCTGTTGCTATAGTCCGATTCAGTCTGGGTCTTTAGGCAGACTTGGCATGAAGAACTTGGTCTTGCCTTTTGGTATGAATCGACCGTTTCGGTCTCGCATCATGTTGTTGATAGACAACCGCTTTGGTAGTTCCGTTCGCTTGCGGAAGACTTCTTCGTAAACTCTCAGGACTTCGTCACGGTCGACCATCCCTGGTTCTGGCATTTCAAGTAGCCCTGCCTTAATCCAATCCGTAATAATCTTCGGTGGCATTTCAAGTGAGTTAGCCGCGAACTCAATCGTCACAAGTTTCTTATTCATTAGTGAAAGTCCTCATCATCGTCCTTGTGTGCCTTGAGTGCATCCCAGAGGTCGGTCACATTCTCGGCGTCAGTTTTCTTAGTCTTGTTCTGTGCCGATGGGTGGTTCTTCCAGACTGGTGCGGCATCGAGAGTTGTAATCTCGTTGATGATTAGTTCGATGTCTTCTAACAACATCTCGCCGACTTCAGTTGTGATGACGCCATAGTTGGTTAGAACTGTGATGAGGTTGTCTACCTCAGTTGCTGCCTGCTTTTTATTCATTGGATTCTCCTTGTTCTTGGACTTTTGATTGTACATCACCATGACAGGTTTCGCAACTACAGTGCCACACTTTGTCATAGTATTTGATTTCTGATCTACATTCTTCGTGTTCGCCAGTTATGCACCAGCCACACTTTATGGTGCCACTCGTATTCTTGTTCATGGTAGGTAGTAAGTCGTTTCTTTGTGGTGCTTGACTTTCACTCCAGGGTCGACCCAAATCTTATAGCCGTTCCGTCGTGCGTTCATACACCATGAATAGTCTTCGCCCACATTGACAGTGAATGGAACTTCATCCCATTGCATCTGCTCAATCTTGAACCAAGGTCGTTCCATCTTTTCAAAGACGCCACTCTTGACTGCCAAGAACCCAAAGCCCAATCCAAAGACTTCTGTCATTTCTTCGTTCATAAAGAAATCGATCTCGTTGGTTTTCTTTGGTCGACGCTTTTCATCGAACCGTGCAACTGCAACCGTTCCATCAGGAGCCGTTGCATACATTCCGCCTACGACATCAAATGGACTAGCAAGGATTCGTGCGAAGTCTTCGACGCTCCACTCGATATCCGAGTCAATCCAAAAGATTTTGCCATAAGTAAACTCGCCTGACCCAACCTCATTGGTTGCCCAGTTGTGTTCGTAAGTATCAGTTGCCACTAGCTCTCGTCCACTAGGAATGAATGAACTCTGCTTGTTCAGGAACTTATAGGTCATGCCCTTAGTCTCCATCCAACGAATCGTATCAACCAAAGACATTACGTACTCAGCATGCAACAACTTTCCAGGAGTCGCAATCAGTACGTCATAGTGTGGTTTGTCTCCCATTAGTTTCCTTCTCGACAGGTTGCACACAACAATACATCAAAGCCTGTTGCCCCATCCACAATCACTCCATGCTGAGTTACTGACACTGGGCTTACTTTGCCTGCCACATCGCACTTGTCACACTTCTGCTCAATCAGCCAGTCAACCTTGTGTCCTGCCTTTGCAGATGCCAACACTCCCTGTGTCAAAGCATGAGCAGTTCCTGACCCACGAGTCTTACGCAAGAACACACGAGTATCGCTCACATCAATCACTGGTCGCGATTTCTTACATGGACATACTAAACGAGTTGGTGAACAAGACATGATTCCTGAGAACTCACTGTGTCGAGTCATTGGATGCCCGCAAAGACATATCCGTCCGTCTCGAACATGGAGTCCTTCGGTTTCCTTAATTTCTTTTGCTACTTCCTCTGCTTCATCTTCTGTGAAGTCAAAGAATTCAAATGCGTCATTCAACATTCGAACCTACTTTCTCTCATAATCCATTTTCGGACTTGACATTTGATTTGTCAAGTGCCTCCATACTAACACACTTATCTACAACTAAATACACACTTAAAATCATTTATTCAATTAAGTCAACTATTGTTTCGGTTACCCCGGGTAGTAAATTCCATACGCGTACTGTAAATATAGTTGACTTAATTCATATAGATATAAGTTAATTAGTTGTATTAGCAAGAATTTCCCTGCACATACTTTATTTCTCTGCTAATACCTCTCCATTTCATTAGCAAGAAAATAGTGCCTGCCACTACTTTTTTCTGCTAATACCTTTTTTGCCTCTACGCCAAAACCCTGCTAAGGTCCAGCCCACCATGCTATAGTTCAAAGCCCAAATCAGCCCCCAAAAGACCACTTACACTTGTCTCATGGAGTACAGAGATCTATCTGAAAGAACCCCAATCCGTCGAACTCTCGACCGGGTTGAACTCTGTACGCTCGCAATAAAAGAGGCTCACTACGAATTAGAAGACCCTGAAACGCCAGACGACAAAGCAGACCTTCTTATTGCTGTAGAAGCCCTTACATACGAGATTCTTGACCTCCTCCAGACTACCAAGCGTTATGTCTGGGGCGAGGAAGAGGAAGAAGAAGACGAGTAGACTCCTCTACACCCTGCTAAAATAGTAGAGGGAGAGACCATTTCTAATCAAAAGGGTCTCGTTGTCGAAGAAAAGCAAGCACAGCAAGCTAAAAGGACCACTGTTTATTACAGTGGCCCTCATCTCATGCTACCCAGTTTGGATAGCCCAAGAGGCTTTAGGGGCGTCTAGCGACGGCCTACAGACTTCTTCTGCTGCTTTGCGTAACGGGAGCCAGCAACAAATAGCAGGGCAAAGAAGCCCACTAGGACTGTTGCCACAGCACCAATCCAAAACGATGCCCAGCTTAGTACAAACGAGATTTCCATATTCTTCTCCTCAGGATTTAATTGATGCCCAAGCAGAATTAGCCAAAGCCGAATCTGCCTACAACAACATCAAGACAAGACTAGCAGATCTTCTCGCAGAACTCAACACACTTAATACAAAAGTTTCTGACGCCCAGAAAGCTTACGACGCTGCCACTTCCAATCTAGAAACTGCATCTGCTAACCTCGAAGCCGCTAAGTCTCAAAAGGAAGCAGCCACCCAAGAAGCACTAAGAATCAATGGCATCTACGAGAACGCTTTAGCAGATAAGAATGCTGCCAACAATGAACTAATCCTGCAGACACAAATCAGGTATGCCGCACAGCAAACTTTCGATGAAGCCATTGCAGCCAAAGACCTAGCATTAGGCACGCTCAACTCAAGCGAAGTATCACTAGCTGCAGCACTTCTAACGAAGAATCAAAAGTACGCGGTCCTTCAGCAGGCACAGTACAACTACGACAACAACCTCATCCCAGACCCAACGTGGACTGCACCTACTTATCAAAAAGAACACATACGCACAATCACAAACACCAGACAAGTAGAAGTCAAGACCCTTGTTCCAACCACAACTACTTCTTTCCAAGAGCAGGTAATCCCAAACCTATTACCTAACCCAACACTAACCACCACAGAGGGTTGGAGCGGAGTTTACCCAGGGTGGCAAGGCTCACAGCCCGGTATGTATGATGGAGAGATTACCTTCTCTTATATGGACCAAACAGTCAGCCAAGGACTCTTCTCTGGTCCCTTCGAGAACGCAACACTTACTTTATCTGCCGACTGGTTCAGCGACTGGACCGCCGACAGCTACTCGATGACTGTCACAGCAGAAGACATCAACCGAAACCCAGTTGGAACTGCCACATACACCAACACAAGAACATCACATGACTGGACAAATAGAAGTGTAACCCTCACAGCCACGGGACCTGTTTCTTACATAACTGTTTCATTCTCTGGAATAGATCACGGTTTTTGGTATGGCATGTATGGACCTCGTATGAAAAATCCAGCACTAAAGGTTACTCACGGAGAGTATGTAACTGAAACAACCTACGAAGAAGTCATCACTTACGAGGAAGAAACTTACTACACCTACGAGACTTACTATACCACCGAACTGGTAAAGACCGAGGGAACCCTCAACGTAAACATTGGCGAAGGTGGTCAGGCGACATTCACTGCTCCAGAGGGTGCAACCTTTGTATCTAGCAACCTACGCTACGAAGCAATCGCACGACCAAACTGCGGTTCAAACATCTCACCTAGCGTAAATGGACTTTCAACCGTTACCCTACGAGCACTCAACTCAGTCTACGGCGACCCTTGTGGCGGTTGGCAGAAACGAATCGTTGGAACCATCTCCTACCTAGGTCAACCAACTGCTCCCCTCATCAATGACGCATCATTGCTGCCTGCAATAGCTTCTGCCCAAGAAGAATATGATGCCGCCCTTGATGAATACAACAATGCCTCTGCAGCACAAACTGCAGCACAAACTTCTTACGAATCAGCGTCAACCAACTTCCAAGTTGCAGAAGCAGACTTGCTATCTGCACGCAGCAGCGTAACTTCCGCGGAGTCCCAGCTTCTTACCAAGACAACATCTTATGAAGAAGTTGCCGCGATCAAGACAACAACCGAACAAGAACTCGCGACTGCCACCGAGTTGGTAGCAACTTCGGAAGAGTTCGCATCAACAACTCAAGCAGACAAGGCTGCCAAAGCTGCAGCTCTAGAAACAACGAACAACCAACTAACTTCTGTTGAATCAACCGTTGTAGAAACTAAGAAAGAGATCGTTGTCCAAGAGACCAAGGTAAAGACTCTAAAGGAGAGAGTTGCCGTCATCGAAGCAACCCCAGAGCCAGAACCTGAAGGAGCAAAGGAGATCCCGGCAGATCTATCTTCCGACAATTTGATGGAAGTTGACCTCGATTCCGTTGATCCTACAGAACTTACCGAAGCACAGGCAGACCAACTAAAGGAAGCAGCCCTCGAAACATTCGAGACTGCTGAAGAAGGCTCTGCCGAATACGAACAGGCTCTTGATGCCCTCTACCTCGCAGCCGAACAGGACGACATTGTTCTAGATGAAAGTCTTGCTGCCATCCCAGGTCTTGCTGGAGCGGTAGAGGCTCTAAACTTCCTTGGAAACGCAGGAGCAGACATGTCTCCAAAAGTTCGTGAAGAGTCAGAAAAGATTGTTGTTACAGCGGTTGTTGCCGCTGGAGCAGCCATTCAAAGTGCAGCCGCCGCTGCCAGTACAGCTTCCGCAGGGGCATCCAGCTCTGGCGGTTCAAGAAGAACAGGAAAATAATAAATGAAAAAGTTCTTAGTAGGACTATTAAAAGACATCATCGAACAGGCGTGGACCCTGCTAGGTATGGCAGTCGCATGGTTGGTTCTAGAGGGCTCCGCTAAAGAGCTAACTGGAAACCTAATCCTGATTACCCTCACCATCTGGGTCCTAACCTACCCACTACGTCGCGACAAGGACGAAGACTAATGTTCAAGAAGTTTAGACTCTATCGCCAGTTCAAAAAAGAAGTAGACAAGACTGCCCTCTACAATCAAGCAGTCGAGTGGACTAAGGACTACTTTAAGCGTCGAGGAGTACCTAACTGGTCCTCTGAGTACCAGAACACGTTTACAGTCCACACATTGCGGTACTGCAACTCATACCTGAATGCCTACGCAAAACGTCGCTACGCCGAACATCTAGCTCAAAAATAGGCTCCCCCACCCCGCGGTAAAATTGTAGTACACAAACTTTATACAAAAGGAGCCAAAATGGCAAAGTCACAGTGGCCGGTCGATGGAAAGCCCGGCAAGTCTTGGAAGGTCACCAGCCCATTCGGTTGGCGTGTACACCCAATCAAGAAGACCAAGAAGCACCACAATGGTGTTGACATTTGGAAGGGCGGAGAACCGACCTATCTAGAAGCATGGGCAGACGGTAAAGTTATTGCCGTTAAGCCTAATGACTCACCAACCTCTGGCGGTCACTCAGTAATCGTCCAGTCAACCGTTATGGGCAAGAAAGTCACATGGACTTACTTCCACATGGTCAAGGGCTCAATCAAAGTCAAGAAGGGTCAGCGTATTGAAGCTGGCACAATCATTGGCAAGATGGGTATGACTGGTTTCGCTACAGGTAAACACCTCCACTGGGAGATCTGGGCAGGTCACATCAAGGGTCAGCCAATGGCAGGCTTCCACAATGGTAAGGGCTACTACAACCCAATGGAGTTCTGCAAGGCTGTTATTGAGTTCGAGAGAGCCCACGTTGAAGCAGCAAAGGAAACCCCTGCAACTGCTCCAGCAACTCTTGCACCTTCCCACTCAGTTCCAGAGATTCCTACCCAGGAAGAACCAGATGACCCAATCGTTGTCGATCACAAGGATGAAGACGAAGCACCTGTAGCTACACCTACTCCAGCTATAGTTGCCCCAACCCCTGCCCCTGTTGCTGCTAAGGAAGACTTCGACGCAATGCCTATCCTCAAAGAGGGTTCAAAGGGTAGTGCTGTAAAGATTCTTCAGAAGCAGCTAGGTGGACTTGTTGCCGACGGAGACTTCGGTCCAAACACAAAGAAGGCTGTTATTGCCTTCCAACTCAAGCATGGCCTCAAGGCCGAGGGCGTAGTTGGTCCAGCTACCTGGAACGCCCTAGAAGACTAGATAAGGTATAAAGACGCTCACTCATTGTAATATTCATAGCGTGTAATCAAAACCCCTAGAAAGAGACCCCCCGGTTCTAACAACCAGGGGGTTTCCTTTTACCCAGGGAACGAAGAAACCCCCTCAGACAATCACGAAACCGAGGGGGCTTCTCCTATTACCCAACAGAAAGGAGAGTCATTCAAGTCGAAAGCATAACTATCTTGAGTGACAAGTTCATTCTATAACAAATAGCCTGAAGGTGTGTAGAGACTAGCGATCCGTGTCGCGGTCATCATCGTCGCGAGGGTCTTGATCTTCAGCAAATCCATCTTCTTCAATCTGATTCATCATGGCAGTAATAATGTCCTCAAAGGAGTTATTGATACGCATGATGCTCTTATCACGGGCATGCATCTCAATCATCTCAGCTTTGTAGATGAGTTTGGAGATCTTTTTCTGGTCTCGCTCGCTTAGGTTCTTAAACATGGGGTTGTTTAGGAGCATAATACGAATATTGGACATGTGGCGTTGCTTTTGAATCTTTAGTAGGTGGCGTTCATTCATCAAAAATCTCCTTGCTTTCTTCTATCATAACGCTTTTTTCGTCTTCCAATTCAATTTTTGGAGAAATAAAGTAAATATCTCCGCCTTTGAAAAGAAAATAAACCTCATCAAAGGTGCTATAGTTCAGAACTTCTAGGAAAACTAGACGATCTAACAGTTCTTTTTTGGCTTTTAAGGTCTCTTGCTCGATAGCTTTCAGCATTTCTGCCGAAAACTCCTCTTGATTATTTGTAATTTTACTGCTACTCTCCAGAGTTTTCGTCGTTTTTGTCCAACATTGCGTTGAGAATCCCGACAAGGATAGGTCCACCGACCAATAAAAGGATTAAAGCTGAGGATATATCCATCTACTTTGCCTTTCCGCTGTCGATAACAACCTTAATAATGGCGTCTAGATAGAGATTATCCAGTTCATTTCCGGTTTTTAGACTCTTAAGGGCGTTTACAATCTCTTCTTCACGCTCTTGACGACCATCTTGTATCCCATAGTCATAGGCATAAATGCTCATTTTTCTCCTGTTAGGTTAGATAAGGTTTTTATCTACTAGTTCATACAATACATTGATGCCAGAAGAATTGTCAAGTTGGTTATCAAACTTGTATCCGACCATCGCGTGTTCCGAAGAGTGTTCATTTACAGGACCTACGCCATCACGTTCGATTCGCCAGACTCTTCCGCCCAAAGCACGAACAGCGTCTGCTTCATTAGGATAGCGACAGTCAGCAAAAACTACGTTCTCAAGACTGCCGATACGTTTCATAGCGACGTCTACCCAAAAGTCTTGACCAAACATGTCACGAGCAACTTCAGTTCCCATGCGTTGCATCAGTCCTCGGTATGACGGGAAATACTCTTTCATATCTTCCCAGCCGAATAGGTTTACTGCCTGCTGGAACCCATAGACAAGTCCAGTCATATCTCGAATGTCTGGGTTTAAGTTATATAGGGCTTCACGAATTGGATCAGCAAAAGACATCTTCACGTATCCGTGGTTCTTTACTAGGTAATCAGCCGCTGTATCTTTACCAGATCGAGCTGTTCCTGACAGGGCTAAAATCATAGAAGCCCAGTCAAGTATGTACGAAGTCGGTCTGCATCAACAAGTCCGCTTACGACATTCACTGGAACTCGGTCCTTGATAACAACAAACGAAGGAACTGCACTGATGCCAAGATCTCGGAACATTTCCACTGAACCCTCGGTATCGGCGTTCATCTTTGCGAATCGAATACTTCCACGGAACTCATCCGAGATTGATTCAAGATTCTCCATCATTTCTTTAGAAGGCGTTGACCAGTCAGCATATGTTGCAAAAACAACCAGACCATCCTGAATCATGATTGTGTTAGTAAATTGGTCTAGGCCATTCACATCTAGTACTGACATTATGCCTCCACGTAAAAGCTAAGACCGAGTGCAATAAACATCCAGCCAACAATCGCTGCAACGCTTAGCCCATACATCATCAGATTGAGCAAACGGAAACGCATAGGAACTCCGTCAATCAATCGACCAACCAATGCAACACCTCCAGCAACAACTAGAAGATAGAGCACCAACCCAGGGATTGATAGTAGGTGGTTGCCAATAGTAACTACGCCATAGGAATCCATTATGGTGCCACACGTCCGTTCTTGTTAAATGATTTATAGGTTTCAGGCATCTTCTCTGCGAAGAAGCACTCCATCTGTTCGGCTACCATTTCGATCTCACGCTGAGGATACGATGGGAACTGCGTACCCTCACGCGAAGTGCGAAGTGATAGGAAGTTCATCAACGAACGAGCGTTCATCGTAACGTACATTGACGAGTAGATGTTCACTGGCAATACTCCGCGAGCAACTTCTCTAGCAATACCTGCGTCCAGCATATCTTCGTACGAGTCGTACGCGGCTTGATTTGCTTCGTAAGTTGCACGATAGACAACTGACAACTGCTCCAAGGTTCCAGGCTCAAACACATAGGCCCCGACCTTTCCAGTCTGAACCAAGTTGCGTTCAAGATTAGGAGCGTAGAACATAGGCTCTAGTTGCTTGTAGCGAGCAGACTCTTCGTTGTAAGACGCGATACGGTGTCGCTGGAACTCACGGAACACAAAGATAGGTGCCTCGATGTAAAAGGTAAACGCGTTGTGCTCGAACGGAGAACCGTGACGCTCACGCATAAGGTAGTTGATTAGACCAGTGTTGCGATCTTCATCACTGCTTGCACCCGTTGATACTCGAGCAGCCTGAACTACCGATGCATCCGAAGCCATGGACTGAACTAACTCAACGGTCATGTCTGTACGATACTTAATCATTTATTCTCCCAAAGTCATCATCCAAACGAACGATGTCATCTTCATCATAGTTGCCAGAGATAATCTCCACAACTCTTCCAACTTCCGACCCGACGTTCGCGAGTCTATGAATAATACCGGCGTCTATTTTAACTGGTTCGCCGAATTCCATTTCGATTGTTTCCCCGTCGACCATTGCCAACATCTCACCAGCAGCGAGATACCACTCTTCCGAGCGGAACGCATGCTTCTGTAGAGACAAACGAGCACCAGGCTTGACTGTAAGAATTTTTACAACAATACCAAAGTCTTGATAAATGATCTGATAGCCACCCCAAGGGCGTTCAACAAACCCATCACTCATCGCCCACGTACCCTTTCAGAATCACCGCGGCATCTTCCTGACCAAGCGACTCAAGCATTGTAATAAACTCTCGTGCCTTGTCCATCCCACCAATTAGATACCCAAAGTCATAGGCAGCATTAACGGCGTCTGAAGAAACAACTTCCAGTCTTTCCTTAGCGTCCAGATAACGTGCAGTCACCTTTGCTGTTTCACTAGTAAGGGCGTCCATGATATCTGGTTCTTCGGAGTACTCGAAGTCGTTGTTATTTAGCATGCTGTAAGTCTACTCGCTAATTTCTTTTTTCGCGGTAGCCGCCCGCTTGGCTCTGCGTTGTTCTTTGCGAGCTTGCTCATAGAGACGCTTCTTTTGCATCTGGCGATTGTAGCGAACCTCTTTAAGGATTCGCTCTAGCTCTTCGTTCTTCATGCTACAACGGTAGCACCAAGCAGTTAGTTTATCAACTACTCCGCAAGCTTTTCGTATACCCAAGAAATTACCTCAACTGCCATAGTGTCCCCAGCCTGATCTTTCTCAGCAATCAACGAGCGAAGCTTCTCGAAGAACTCGACGCGTTGCCTGTCCTCACCCAACTGCTCGGCTCGGCGTATGTGGTCCACGGCGTAGGCTTCTATGCTCTCTAATTCAGAGTCGATGTCTTCTAGCCCCGCGGGAGAGTGCGGTTCTTTCATACTCAATTTTACCACGTTTGGAGCCCCCGACAGGATTCGAACCTGCGACTTCGATATTACAAGTATCGCACTCTACCAACTGAGTTACAGGGGCAATTGCCAGCGAACCCTGACTGGCATGTCCGGAACCGTTCCGGCAAGGCGTTATAAAGACCAACAATAAGACGCCTGGTTCAAGATTTATCCTAGCAGATCTTTTCTAGATCACTAAGCTTTCTATCAAGTTCATCAAGTTTTTCTCGATAAACGGCTAGAGCAATTCCAACCAGTTCGATTCGTTCTCCGACAGAATCAATAGCGGCGTCTACTTCATTTTGCATCTGCTTCTTCTTTCTGTTTCTTTTCGAACTTCTTTACATCATCAACGGCTCTACGAAGACGTCCAGAGATTCGATCTTTAGATAGCTTAATGGAAGTATAGTTGCCTAGCTGCCCTAGAGATACATCTGGATTGGCAAGTCTAGCTTTAATAATCTCTACAGTTTCTTTTGGCATGGTGTCTGCAAAAATAACCAATGCCTTCTTCAGATAAGGCTCAATCTTTGCACTGGCGTATGCAGTTCGCTTTGCGTTGTTCTCGCGTCTCGCGGCCAACTCTGCAGCAGTAAGAGACAGATGGTCCGTTCCGTTTGCTCGTCGAGTTCGGTCCGCTTCAGTTAGTCCACCCCAGATGCCTTGGTATTTGCCCTCCATGGCCTCGGCTAAACAAGCACTCACAATAGGGCATCCCCGACAGATTAGTTTCGCCTGAGCAACAATTTTCTTGTCATAGATATAATCATCATTGGAGAAGAACATGTCTGGGTCTGCATCTAAGCAGCTTGCTTGCGAGTAATCGAGCACTGGATTCCTTTAATTGGCACTACTACCATTCTCCAGGAATCGGTGCTAAAAGTCAACTCTCGTCTGCGTCCATCTGTGCTCTCCAAGCAGCACGTAGCTTGTCAAGACGTCTCTTCTGACGAGCTTCTTGCTCCTCAGTTTTAACAAACGACTCTAGTGGCTCGTCCATGCAATCCGCGTACTCCCCGTAGATTCTTTCAAAGGTTATTTCGGAAACCTTATAGCCTCTGCTTATGTGCTCCATCAAGTGTCGGATGGCACGACGCGGTGTTTCCAAGCGAGATGCAGGTACATCCTCGTACCCGTCTGGAATCTTGTCTGAGATCCAACAACCACAGCACTCGATGAATCCCATGTAGTGGTGATACATGTAGACATCACTGTAGTCATCAAATCTCGCGTAGCTCATTCTTCGTCGTCTCCGTCAGGAGTCCTCGCGACAAGGACAAACATTACCGAGAGGAATAGTAAGAAGACGGAACCTGGTTGCCACCCATACAAAAGTACAAACCCCAGCCCAAGGAACGCCAACCCTAAGGCTAGGCGTAGTGCTCCTTCTCGCTGTCCGTCATTCACTTACTTGGTCTCTCCCTTGATAAGAGCGATAACCGATAGCCAGTCCATAGGCTCAACCCAGTTATCTTCTAGCAGTTTGATAATGCGTTCCTCAGCTCGCTTCTCTCCATAACAGATAGGGCAAGTAAAGAACTCTGAGTAGTAGTACTCACACTTCTTGCAGAAACGCTTTTCGTTTACAGGACGTTCCGCTACTTCATTCTTTTTTACCATCAAACTCCACCCTGTCCGAGAAAGCAATTTCGTCAATCAGGTCATTCAGGTCGTTGATTGATAGTACTCCGTTAGGGGCGTCTATCATTTCAGATTGCTTGCGTTCTAGAATAGACAACCCACGCTCACGCTCAGTCTGGATTCCATGACATACAGGGCAACCCATGTCGTCAGTAGGGTCCCAGAACCACTCGTGCACTTCGCACTCACTACTTAGTGCCATTGCTATCTTCCTTGATAAGAGCGATTAGAGATTTAGTTGCTACAAGAAACAGACCAGAAGCATATGCATCAGAAATGTCTTTAGCGTTTTCTTCAAGTAGTTTTATGATGCGTTCGCGTTCAGCCTCAGCGGTCTTCTTACAACACACGCAGTCTGGTCCGTCATAGTAGGGGTTCTTAAAGTCACGCATTATTTGTTCAACTCCTTTAGGACTTTCTCGTATACCGAAAGCTGTAGAGCATAGTAGCTCAGCTCCATTTCCTGCATATTGCTCTGCAAGAATTCATCGTCAAGGATACCCTTGCGGTACTTGATTTCGCGATTAAGAAAACGCTTGATTGCCACTAGCTTTTGCTCAGCGGTCTTCTCTATCTTTTTTGTCATTCGTCACTCTTTCCTTGTAGTCCTTAAGAATCCAGCTAGAGCTGTTCTTCTTATCTTCCCCACCTACGCCAAAGACGAAGTGAAGTCTTTCTGACTCTACCACCATCTCCGGGATATTGTCAAGTGTTCTGTCCCCACCATTTGCAAAGATAATTTCATCCTCTGGATACGCTTCCAATACCTGATTAATGGCGTCTATTGCAGTTCCGTCCCCATCATCAAATACAATAACGGCGTCTACAGATTTGAACTCCTCCACAATTGCCCCACGCTCGTCCAGTGGCATAAACGGCTCTCCCTTTTTGCGTACCAACCATGAGTCGGAGTTTACTCCTACAATAAGGGCGTCTCCTAACTTTCGTGCAGCACGGATATAGGCAACGTGTCCAGAGTGGACAGGATCAAACCCACCCGTTACCAAAACAATCTTCTTAGCCATGTCGTTCCTTATCGCGGCGTTCTTTGTAACACTTCGGGCAGTAGCTCCCTAGAAACCTGATTCGATGTTTTCTACAGGGATAGCCGCGTTTATTATTTTGCGGTCTCTTCATCCCCGTCTTCCTCTTCTTCGTCTTCATCTTCGTCCATCTCAATTCCGGTAGCGAATATGATGTCCTCATAGTCCTCGAAGCCTTCGTCTTCCAGACCGTAGCTGGAGATTAGTAGGTCAAAGGTCTCTTCTACAAAACTGCGGGCTTTGTCGGTCTCTTCCACAATGCCGTTGACAATGCAGTAGGCAAGAGGGAATCCCAGGTCTCCGTAGTCAAACAGGTCCTTCAGGTTCACGTCATCGCGTTCAGAAATCCAAAGCTCCGCCAGGATTCCACACTTGTTCTCAAATGTAGTTTCTTCGTTGTCGTCCATTACTGTTCTTCCTCTTTCTTATCTTTCTGCTTCTGTTTGTACTCTAGTGCCAGATTCTCATCCGTTTGGTTCTTGTAGTGAACTCGCTTCACTCGATCTAGTCGAAAGCTACGAAGGCAAGGCATCCCCTTTGGCCCACCCCACACATCTACCCACTCAGTACCATTTTCAGTAGTGACGTGCTTTACGAAGCGAAAGCGTCCTCGCTCCTTGCTGATCTTAAGTTCTGTCCCCTTAGTCACATGTCGCCCATTGATTTGCATCTCGGTTACAACAGTCCAGCCATCATTTGGCTTCGGACCCTCAGGAAACTTAGATTTCCGTCTTGCCATCGGCTTCTCCTTCAATAAGGGCGTCTACTATATTCTTTACGGTCGAAGCATACCACTTTCTATTGTTCTGTGTAGGTATACCATCTGCATTTAATCCGTCGGCTATCTTGCCAAAACTCTTCCCAGCGGCCCTCTCAGCCACGATTCTTTCCTTGATTTCGGGTAAAGTGCGATTTTTCGGCCCCATATCTACCCCCCAAACTATGCCACGGTCTCTACGGTCCTTGTGGACGTCTTTTTGTCTCGCGGCGATAATTCCACGCTCCATTTCGGCCAAAGCACTCATTACAGTCACAACGAAGCGTCCTTGGTAGGTCGAAGTGTCCAGATTTAGGTCCAGCATGATCAGACGCCAACCTCTTTTGTTTGCTCGGTCCACAATGTCCAAGAAGTCAGTAGTTGACCTAGCAAGTCGGTCGATTCGTGTAACAATAAGGGCGTTTGCTTCGCCGGACTCTAATCTAGTAAGGGCGTCTGTTAATACTGGTCGACCCTTGATGCTCTTCCCCGAGCGACCCTCCTCCCTAATTACTTCCCAATCGATGAACCCATGGAACTCGGCGGCGGTAATTAGGGTTCGCTCCTGAACATCCAACGAAACTCCATCATTTACTTGAAGTTGCGTCGAGACTCGGGCATACAGTAGGGCTTTACCAGGGTTAGGGGCGTCCATTATTTCGCATTCTTGATAGATTCTTTTAGGTCTTCGATTGGAAGTAGGGCTTCCGCTGGTACGAAGAACGCATCGGGTCGATCATTCGGGTCTCGCGACCAGCGGTCGTTCTTGGCAGCGGCTCCGAGAATGTAGCCTCGCACCCAGTAGTCGGGGGCAGTCCCCGTCACCAAGATGTAGAAGTCTTCGGATGGATCGACAGGTCGAACGATAAGGCTGTAGTTGTGGCTGATGGTCGAGCGGATCTGTAGGTTCTTACCAAGGTCTGGTGTCTTGAACCCGTCCATCCCTCCACCCCAGTGAATGTCCAATGCTTTAGCAACTGCCAGTTCTGCAGCAGAGCCTTCCATGTTTTCGTTCCAGCCAGGTCCGACCAGCCCGTGGCCGTCCATAGCTCCGCCGATCTTCGCATCAACCTGACGCTGAAGACCGACCTGAGAAGCCATAAGCATCTCATATTTGTTTAGAACAACACGCATTACCTCTCCTTTTGTATAAAGTTACGTTTTCTCTGTTTATATGGTACCACTTCTTATATAAATTTAACCACAGCTTTATATGACTTAGTTTTTTTAAAATCTATCACAGATGTTTTTTACTGTGCTTGCATACCAGGTTTTGCCTTGCTGCGTAGGTATATTAGAGTCATTTAGATAATTAGCTATAGCCCCATAACTTAATCCAGATGCTCTAAGACCTAATATCTTTTGCTTAAGTTCTTCAGGAGTTTTATCCTGAGGACCAATATCTTTTCCCCAGACTAGCCCCCTAGCTCTCAATAACTTATGCCTAGTTTTGGCAGCATCTTTCATCTTAGATTTAGATTCTTCGCTATGCAGGAATCCAAGAGTACCCTCCCCACCACTAGTCATATTTAGCAAATCATGACCCTGATCACGAAACTCTTTAATTTTTTGTACTTCCATGGAGCAACAATCTTCCCAGGAAATACCATGAGCCAAAGTAATACAGTTGATTATGTAACCATTTGACTGATGTTTACGTATCCATCGATAGATAGGCCAATCATATCCAACGTGGTTTTTATTTAGTGAATTTTCTAAATGCGATGCCAGTCGAACCGACGGATCGTTGTATCGGCTAATTCCAACATAGCGGATACTAGTGATTTCTCCACTGGAAACTAGAACATAAACAGAGCTCATATATTAAGTATATCACTTAACTTTATATCCTAAGTTTGTATAAGACTATTTTCCGAAACCCCTAGAAACAAAAAACCCGCCACCAAAGTGACGGGTCTAATGTAATAAAGGTCACTAGGTCCAACCCAGCCTTTGTCACAGCATCAGTGGCCACTTACCGCTGTCGACCTTTAGCTGACCACCTTGGATTCGAACCAAGAACCAAATCCTTAACAGGGATACGCTCTGCCGTTGAGCTAGTGGTCAAGAGAACCTGCACATGAACTTACGAACAGAGGTGCAGGTGTTTATCTTGCTTGCTACTTATCGACTCGCGGGTTAGTAGCCAACCTATGTATTGCTATTCTTTCTCGTATAAGACCTGAATTGAGTCGCGAGTCTCAAATCCGATGCTCACCCAGGCTCACGTCTCGGTACTAGCTCCCGCCTTATAGGCATCGGTCTTCGCGTGCATTGGTATTGCTTGGGGGTTGCGATGGGTCATGCGTCTGCTGCATGGTCCAGGCCAGAAGATCAATCTAACACGACCTCTCCCGTCGTGTCAAATCAAATCCGTGGAAATGCGGGGAATCGAACCCCGGTCCAATAACCGTTCAATCGTTCTTCTACAAGCTTAGGCAATTTATATTTCCAGGACCGAACTGCCACATCCTGTGGTGCTGGGGTTTAACGTCCACAGCATCGACGTACTACAAGTTGTCCTACTTATTTAGAACCTGACTGCCCAGCTAGAACTACTGCTTTGTCAGGGGCCTAACGGCGAATCCTAAGATTACGCGGCTAGAGCGAATGCAGAACAAGATTCAGCATTTATTTTATTTAGCGGTTTTACGAGACTCCGCCATCTCGGCTTGCTTCACCAACATCAAGATCACTGTCGAAACCAGTCATCCCCTTGTTTGTCACTATGGAATTGTGTATTTCTATATTAGCACAGTTTATACCGCTTTTAGCAAATCTTTTATGATCTGCAGAGTATCCTCTGGACTATCTACAGGATAGCAGTTTACGCCAGTTCGCACAACTGCATAGTCATTACCGCCAGGCTCCAGCCGATCACCGACAAAGAGAACATCATCAGGCAGTAAGTGGCAGCGTTTTACTAGCTCGTCAATACCATGAGCCTTATCAATCCCCACCTTTGTAATGTCAATGCTAGTAGACCCGCCAGAGTGAACATCAAACTCAAGAAGCAATGAAGCCAAGGTTCGACGGAAGCGATCTTTCTTGTCTCCGCTTTTATCCCATGCTTGCTTTAAATCAATAGGGGCGTCTTGCCCGAGTGCCGAGAAAGTAATCTGAGAACCACGATGTTCAATGACCTCGCCATAAGGGTCTTCTGGCCAATAACCCAGCAAACCAGCAGTAACGTGAATGGCACTAATGATCTTGCTGGACTCTTCTTCGGTTAAGTCTCTAGAGTAGACAACACGCCAACCGCCCATGTGACGTTTCAAGTACTGAGCACCACTGGTAGGCATGACATGGAGATTGCGAAGATTAGCCTTGGCAGGAAGTCGGTCGACAACCTGAGACATAATCTGCTTTCTGGTTCCACCGCTAATAATACAAACCTGAGTAATATCCAACAGGCTCTTCAGAGCTTCTGCCATGTTATTGGAAATAGGACCCTTGCTTGGTGCAAGAGTCCCATCCAAATCAAAAGCAACTAGTTTGATTCCCATTAGTCTTTCTTGGTAACTAGACGACGCTTGATTGCATCAAAAATCTTCGGACGCTTTTTATTTGCCTTTTTCTTCGAGCTCAGCCGATCATCGTTAGAGCTTTTGGATGGCTGAGAGCCTCCACCTTTACCTTTTGCCATTAGTTCTCCTCAATTTCAATTCCGCGATTGGTCGCACGCCACACACTAGGGGCATGGTTAGATTCTACATCTTTTTTGTGAGCCTCGTCATCATATAAACGGATAACGTGGATGCAGGGATCTCCTTCGGAGAACTCCTCATCTTCAGCTTCGCTGAGAGGCAGTCCATCATGCGTGTAGCACACAGCAGGGCCAGCCCAGCTGTTTTCAATACCGATGCGAAGCCATTCTTCAAAATCCATGTTGTCTCCTACTGTATTGTCTGGCCTGGCTGCCTGAACCCTAAACAGGCAACCAGCCAGACCGGTTATTTCTAACCCCATACGACGATTTGTATGTTTTTATTTGCTGCGGGATTGCAACAAGAACAGAGTATCAAAGAACTTTTTAAAATGCAACAAATCCCCCAAATTTCTTTGAGGGATCTGTTGGTATTTAATTATTAGAAGTTTGACTCTTCAGTTGTTGTCTTCTTCTTGCTGTCAGCAAGTGCAGCTTCAGCAGAGGACGCGAAGGCAATATTGATTTCGTCCTTGTCAAGAACACCGTCTACAACGTAGGCACGTGCTAGAGACTCAGCAACTTCCATGATACCAACGAAAGCAGCGATAAGTGCGGACTGCCACAACTCAACGCCACCGAGTGAGCCAGCGGCTAGAACACCGCTGACCTTGAGGATTACCAAAGCGACTGTACGCTTTAGAATCATTTTGATGATTTCCATTTTTTCTCCCGGGAGACTAGTAGGTTTAATGACCCTCTCTCCCAAGAGCTACTTCAATTTTACCGCATTTTACTTGCCGCGATTGGCTCTACGAATCGCCTTGCCTCGTAACACCCTGCGGTCATATTCAGTCGTGCCGCCCCAAATACCCTGAATAGTGTAGTCACTTAGGGCGTAGTTTAGGCACTCAGTGATTAGCGGACAAGAGTTGCAGACGGCTCTGGCAGCTTTAGCATTGTAGTAACTGGTGTGCGTAGTGTATCTACCAGTTCTTGGATTGAAGGTTTCAGAAACATCTTCCGAAAAAAACATTTCTGGATCAGTTTCAGCACAGGGTGGAGCTTCGTCCTCGATAAACTTTGGATAGCTGATGCTCATCGAGTCAAGTTCCATTAGGCTATTCCTTTTTTATCGCCAGGTATTATTTCCAGTGCTGTACCCAGTCCCATTAAAATTAATAGGCGGAGCGGTAAACACTCGTTTTAACTCTAGTCCACAGCCTTCTTCTTTGCAAATCGAGACCGTATCTTCAGCAGAAATGCTACGCACTTCCAGGTAGACGTGGCCCTCGGCACACTTATATTCGTAGGTAGGCATGTCTAAAGTCTACTAGAAGTCCCAGTCGTCGTCTGTGGTGGCTTCATGCTTTCCCATAACATACGAGGAGCCTGACCCCGAGAAGAAGTCGTGGTTCTCGTCGCCGTTAGGAGATAGAGCAGACATAATGGCTGCGTTGACGTCACAGTCGTCCTTCGGGAACAGTGCTTCGAAGCCAAGGTTCATCAGGGCTTTGTTGGCGTTGTAGTGAAGGAACTTCTTAACGTCTGAGGTTAGACCGACGGTGTCATACAAGTCAGCAGTGTATTTAATTTCGTTCTCGTAAAGCTCCATAAGAAGGTCGTAGGTATAAGCCCGCAACTCTTCCTGACGCTCTGGAGTCTGGTTACGGAATTCAATTTGGAACTTGTAGCCAATGTAGTAACCGTGGATGGCTTCGTCGCGGATGATCAGACGAATTAGGTCGGCAGTGTTGCTCAGCTTCGCACGGCTTGATAGGTAGATAGGCCAGTAGAACCCAGAGTAGAACAAGAACGACTCAAGCAACGTCGAGGCGACCTTACGCTTCAGTGGATCATCTCCGTTATAGTAACCGAGCACGATGTCGGCCTTCTTCTGAAGGTAGAGGTTCTCTTCCGACCACTGAAACGCAGCGTCAATTTCCTGAGTAGAGCACAATGTCGAGAAGATAGAAGAATAACTCTTCGCGTGAACCGACTCCATAAACGAGATGTTTGTGAGAACTGCTTCCTCGTGCTGAGTGAGCGAATCTGGAATAAGGCTGACCGCACCAACAGTTCCCTGAATGGTGTCAAGCATAGTCAGACCAGTGAACACACGCTGAGTCAGCAGCTGCTCGTTAGGTTTTAGGCTTGCCCAGGCAGGGATGTCGTTGCTGATTGGTACTTTCTCAGGTAGCCAGAAGTTAGCCGTCAAGCGGTTCCACACGTCTAAGTCGATTGGATCTTCGATTTTGTTCCAGTTAACTGGGCGAGTGATTTTCATGGCTGTACCTTTTCTTTTTGGTTGTTCAAATTTATTTAGTTTTTCAGTTACGAAAGAAACATCTTCAGGAGTGCCAAAGACTTCTACTCGTGCTAGTAGTGGTATCTGTAGTTTTGCCGAGATAACCTCAGCAGCCCTACAATAATGCTCACCAAAGTTTGTGTTCCCTAGCCCAACCACTCCCCTAGCAAGAGCCCGATTTTCTGGGTCGTTTAGAAACTCAACTACCTGCCTGGGAACCGCTCTGCCTTCGGCACCCCCACCGTAGGTGGGGACAAACAGAACATATTCTTTATTAGCAATTAGAGGATTTCCCTCTATTTTGATAGGAATTTGATGAGCCGCAAAAGGTAGTTTTTCTACAAATCGCTTGGTATTGCCAGAGTAGTTAGAGAAATAGACAATCTCTAACACGGGACTAGGCGACGAGAAGTTTTAGTTTGTCTAGTTTGAACCCAGCCCACTTGCTTTCGCCAGCAATAACTACTGGAGCAGCCGAAAACCCTAGACCTAGAACCATGTCCAAAGACTTTTGGTCCTGAGAGAGGTCTACAACCTTATACTCAATCTCATTTTTGTCCAAGAACTTCTTTGTCATATCGCACTGGACACAGCTTGGGTTGGTATAAACAGTAACCATTTGGGGGAGAGATTCCTAACTAGATAGAGAGAACTCCTGCGAAGAATCGATTTAATCGAGCCACAGGAGCGGACGTTATACCAGTATAACTGAAATAACGAAATGCGATTTTACTCACTAAAGAAGAATACAGCGTCAACGATCTCTTGGCAAATCGGACAAATCTTTAGTCGCTCAGGGTTACGGGTAGGGATGAAAACTATGCCGCACAGGGCAGTAACAGGTGTGCCCATGACGTAGCCCTCGGTAGCACTAGCGGCATCCGTATAGTGGGCTAACGGTTCATCCTCTTTAGACTCAATATCTACGTCGGGTTTTTCTAAAACGTCGGTACTCATTTGACTGCTTTCAACATCGCAATAACTGCGTCTAGTTTAATTTTACCAAGATATGCGGCAACGTCTTTGTAGCCATATGAGACGATAACGTCATCTTCCGACAAAACCAACCCAGCGGCAAACTCGACGTTAGCTCCCTGAAACGAGAATGGATCGGACACTTCTAATAGTTTTCCTGTTTTGTCATACGAGGCAAATCTGTGCATATATGTACGAATCACTTTATCTCGATAGCCGAAAATACGCTGAGTGTATACTTTCTCCGTTTTAATAATTGCTTCATGAGTGATTGCTAAATACTTATCTCCAATATCCCATAGGCAACTACCGCCCCTGATATTGTTTCCAGCTTCTTCCGTGGCTTCGCGTAGTCTGACTTTTCCAGAACCTACGTTATAAACAGAAGTCGCACTGTATATAAAATCAAAGTTTGGATTCTTTTCGTAGGTTGGCATCCAGTTTTTCTCTATCGGCTGAATGTCACCCTCGGTGTGTATCTTTACTAGTGTCGCTTTAGTGCCGTTGATTTTATAGGTGGCAAGTCTAGGAATGTCATTCGTTATATGCGGCTCCCTCATTACGGAGAGAATCTCCCAGCCGCCGTCTCTCCAATAGAGGCGTCCATCTTCAGGTCCGCGTAGGTAGTTACCGACTCCAGAAAAGTCTATTTCACGTAGTGAATCCGGAGCCAACTTCCAATCAGAAGTCAGGTTTCCAAGAAACATTCTATTTTTTACCGTTGTTCCAATGGTGGCTACGGTATCGCCAGTCTTCGGGTCAAAGAAGTAGTTGCTGGCACGAATTAGAACTACGGAACCCTCCGTCGGGGAGTAGGCCACGGAGGGGTTGAAAGCCGACCAACGTTTGTCGGACTCGTCTACAAAGCGGCAGATACGCCAAGTTTCTCCCCCTAAATCAGTGAAAAGTGGCGTTGTCATCCTTCAAGTATACCAACTGACTTGACCGTAAATAAGGTAAAATTAAAGGTGCGGATACTATTATCTAGAGGATCTCCCTATGACATGCATTGCCGGAACTTACAACATCACCTGTGACCAAGGTGCTACCTTTTCTCGTAGTATCACCTGGACCGATTCCGCACGTAATCCATACAATATCACTGGATACACAGCTCGAATGCATGTTCGTGAAACTGCAGACGCAGCAAACACCATTACAACTTTGACAACCTCAAACTCAAGAATCGCACTTGGCGGCACTGCCGGAACAATTACCCTAACTATTGCTGCTACCGACACTGCAAATCTCACTCCAGGTTTATATGTATATGACCTAGAACTCGTCTCCGGGGCTGGTGTTGTAAGTCGAATAATTGAAGGAAACTTCAAGGTTAAGGCCGAGGTAACTCGATAAATGGCAGTCGATTTCGGAGACAACCCGAATAAAGTTTCGGTTAACCCATATGACCTGAACAAGGTAATTGTTCAGGAAGAGCCAAACCATATCGAAATCGGTATTGGAGGTCCTCAGGGTGCTCCAGGTATCCAAGGTGTCCAAGGTCTACTAGGTATTCAAGGATCCGCAGGCTTTGTTGGGTCTAATGGTGCACAAGGAACTCAGGGAGTTCAGGGCCCCCAGGGAACTACAGGTATCCAAGGTCTAACTGGTATCCAAGGTTTTGGATATGCACAGCTACAAGGAACAACAGGTACGCAAGGTACTCAAGGTCTTTCTGTTCAGGGGATTCAAGGTAGTCAAGGTACGACAGGTATTCAAGGTGCAGTAGGTACACAGGGGGCAACAGGCACTCAAGGTGTTCAAGGTCGTCAAGGTACGACAGGTATTCAAGGTGCCACCGGAACTCAGGGAGTACAAGGTATTCAGGGCACTACTGGTTCCCAAGGTATAACTGGAGTACAAGGTACCACCGGTACTCAAGGCTTTTTGGGGACTCAAGGCACCACCGGTACTCAAGGTGTTCAAGGCACTCAGGGAATACAGGGGACTCAAGGTACACAAGGTACGCAGGGTGTTCAGGGTGTACAAGGTACGCAGGGTGTTCAGGGTTTAGTTGGCATACAAGGCATCCAAGGAGTACAAGGTACTCAAGGGGTACAGGGTACTCAAGGCACTCAAGGAATAGTTGGAAACACCGGACCTCAAGGTGTAAGCATTAATTTTGCTGGTAGCGTTACCGACTACACCGCACTCAACGCCATTACCGGGCAGCAAGTTAATGATGCCTACATCGTGGACTTTGACGGAAATCTGTGGGTTTGGGATGGTAGCAGCTGGAATGACGCTGGTCAGATCGTTGGGCCTCAGGGTGCTCAGGGAACTCAAGGTACATTAGGTCTTCAGGGCATTCAAGGACCTAATGGTTCCCAAGGTGTGACGGGTATTCAAGGCCTCACTGGTATTCAAGGAAGTGTTGGAAATCAAGGCACTACTGGTGTCCAAGGAATCACAGGCATCCAAGGTGTTACAGGGACACAAGGAATCACAGGCATCCAAGGAACAACAGGTTCTCAGGGCATCACAGGGGCACAGGGTACAACAGGTGCCCAAGGTATTGTAGGTATTCAAGGCAATACTGGAACCCAAGGAGCTACAGGTTCGCAAGGAACTCAGGGTGCTACTGGACAGACAGGTCTACAAGGACATGAAGGTGCACAAGGTGCCACTGGTCTGACTGGAGCTCAGGGGACAACAGGTTTACAAGGTACAACAGGTACTCAGGGGGCAACAGGTCAGACTGGTCTACAAGGAGTTCAAGGAGTTCAAGGCACGACTGGCATCCAGGGTGCTACAGGAACTCAAGGAACTAATGGTACTCAAGGCACAACAGGGTCTCAAGGAACAACAGGAGAAATTGGTGCTCAGGGAACCACAGGAACTCAGGGTGTTGAAGGTCTACAAGGAGCCACCGGTGCTCAAGGTTTTACTGGCATTCAAGGAATTACAGGCTCTCAAGGAACAACCGGCCTTCAAGGTGTAGTTGGATCTCAGGGTCTAGTTGGTATCCAGGGACAAATCGGGTCACAGGGTCTTACAGGTATTCAAGGTTCTGTGGGATCTCAAGGTACGCAGGGCGTTCAGGGAATTAAGGGTGATCAGGGCATCCAGGGATCGACGGGAGCACAAGGCTTCCAGGGCGAGCAGGGTGTAGTCGGCTCTCAAGGTACAACCGGAGAGCAAGGCATCCAGGGAGTTCAAGGAGTAACTGGACTTCAGGGTCTAGTTGGAAACCAAGGACTCACTGGATCACAAGGAACGATCGGTGCTACAGGTGCTCAAGGAACACAAGGAACCACCGGAAACACGGGAGCCCAAGGTCTAACCGGTCTACAGGGCGTTACAGGTTCTCAGGGTATCCAGGGTCTACAAGGTGTGGTTGGTTCACAGGGTACAACCGGCCAGACTGGTCTTCAGGGGCTAGTTGGATTCCAAGGTACGCAAGGTATCTCAATTCAAGGTCTTCAGGGTGTAGACGGAACTCCAGGTGCTGGTGGATCTCAGGGATACTACGGGTCTTTCTTTGACACTACAGACCAACGAATAGTCACACCGACCGTGGCTCAAGTAGTCACAATAAACTCAGTCTATCCAAACGGTTATAGCGGAATTTCAGTTCTTGACGGTAGCAAAGTAACTATTGCTAATCCAGGAACCTACACAATGACGGTTATTGCAAGGGTATCTAATGACGCAAACTCCGTTCAAGAAGCAACGTTCTGGCTAAAACTAAACAACAACGACTACCCGAACTCTGCAACTACAATCACCTTGCAGCCTCGCAAATCTTCAAGTGAGCCATCTTTCCAGTTAATGACTCTTACTTTTACTGGAACTTCAACTAGTGCCAATGACTACGTTCAAATTTATTGGCATGGCACAAATACAAGTTTGTCCTTAGAGCA